GTAATTGTACACGCCAATCCTGTAACTGCTGCTGGACTACTAATAGCTGCTGTAGTTGTGAAAGTATCTGTTTTAACTGCTGGAACTACTTGAATTATTCCACCACCACCGCCTGTCGGTACTCCTGCAATTGGAATTATGCTGTTGACTTTAAGTTGACTCATGGTTTTATTATATACATTTTTATACTACAGTCCATGTCTCTCCAGCACCAACTGTCACAGTAACTCCAGCATTTATAGTTACTGGACCAAAAGAACCTGCATTTTTGGCGTTTGTTATTGCATAATCAGCAGTAATTGTTTGCGAGTTCTCCCAAAAAATAGTATCAGTTCCACCTCCAACTGCTCCACCGCCAGCAGCAGCCCAACTTAACGTACCAGAAGCGTCAGATACAAGAGCATATCCAGAAACAGTAGCGTCAGCAGAAGGTAATGTCCAGGTAAGGCTAGAGGAAACTGTAGCTGGTGCTTTAAATGCTACATAATGACTACTATCAGAGTCAGCGAACCTTAGATCATTCTGTGCTTGGAGCGTTAATCCATTAGCATCAAATATCATTTGCTCTGTACCGCTAGAAGAAAATCCCATTACATTGGCAGATTTTCTAAACAAACCTAAATCTGTATCAGTATCAAAACTTAATGCAGGTGCAGCAGCATTTCCAGCATCATCAGTCAAAAGCTGACCTGTCATTGTGCCACCAGCTGCTGGAAGTAGACCTAAATTTGCTACGTTAATATTTCCAATTTCAGTAAAACCACCATTACTTGAATTTCTAATTTTTAAAATATTACTTGTTGTATTAAGAAAAGGCATCCCTGCCACACATTGACTCGTAGCCAAGTCAGTAGATTTAGAATTGCTTGATTGTATTGCAGCAAAAACAGCATTCAAATCTATACGGACGTTTGCTCCCGAAGCATTTTCTATTGTGTAATTAGTTACGTCAGCCACAGTTAAATACTATTTACCTCCATGTTACCCTCCTTTGCCAAAACCAGTAGCACTATAGGTAAAATTCTTACTTATACTAGCATTGCTTGAGTTTTTAAAATGAACTGTAAAGCCAGTTCCAGATATACTACTAAGTTCAAAATAATCTCCTGTAGCCATATTTTGTGGAAATATGCCAACAGATGGTAAAAAACTATTTGCATTACCAAGTCCTGATGTCCCTGTAAAGAATGGAGCTGTAAATGTAACTGCTTTAGCACTACTACCTGATGATATAAGAGAAGATTGTTCAGTTCTCGATAACATTGTTGCAGAATAACCTGCTTGTTGTAGGTTCATATTTTGTGCAGTATCTGCTGTATCTAAAGTTATTCTGAATTGAAAACCTCTAGCTCTAAAAGTTCCGTTTGCAAAATCGTTAAATGAACCATAAGTTGGTGAGCTACTAGGATTATCAGTTGTGGTTCGTACTGCTATTTTTGCATTGGCATCATTCGCTTCTGTTCCATCAAAATCTGTCCATGTATCTATCAATTCTGTTCTGTTATCAAATTGATCTCCTGTATAAAAACCAGTTCCTTGGAAATGTCTTTTTAAGACAAGTGAGAATGTAGCACCAAGATCAAGAGTATCTACAAAGTCATAAGTACCAGTAGCATTTGCTGTTGGGTCTATAAGTTTTAATCCACCAAGAGATGAGTCATAAACAACATTAGATTTTGTTCCGTTATATGGAGTTCCATCAGTATCTTCTCTATCTGTTTTTACTATTGCTGAATCAGCAATATTTGGAAGTGTAAGTTCTACTTTTGCTGCTGTAGCACTAAACCTACCACCATCGTCTTGGAATTTAAGAAGATAACTTCCTGTTAAAGCTGGACAGATTACTTCAGATGAATTACCTGCAACAGCTTGGATAATATCTTGAGCAGTCTCGAAAGTTGCATTGCCTCCTGTCTGATTTGTATGCCTTACATATACTCTTCCTCCATGAACAACATCAACAGCAGTACTTTGATTAAATCTTAATCTTACAAATTGCTCGTTTATAGGTTCTACAGTTAAATTAGTGACGTTATCAGGAATACCTGTCTTACCTTCAGCAACAAATATTTTACTTGTAGAATTTGGAGATAATTCTAATACTGCATTATAAGAAGAAACTTGCACTTCATAAGTTCCTTTTTGTGTATCTAATATCTCAAAATCAGGAGAATAAGTTTCTGCGGAAATATAGTTACCATTTTCAAATTTATAACTAACTAAATATTTAGAAACACCTTGTACAGGCTGCCAACTAATAATTACTTTACTTCTAGCAATGTTATTTATTACAACTGTAGTTTCTTCAACCACTAAGTTTCCAGGTGGATCTTTTAGTTCAGTCAAAAGTGTAATATTTCTTGCAGGTAAAGCAGTACCATCTTCAATAAATGCATACTTACCTGGAACATATGACAATGCTGATATTTGATAAGTAACATCATCTTGTTCTTCTACTGTTATTACTCTAAATAATTGAGTTTCAAGACTTGTACTTGTTAATAAATAAATAGTATTGACGTTTGGAGTCTGAGAAAAAGCAGAACTTACATTAGCTTCATTTCCATTGGTATAGCTAGTAATTGTTCTTTGCTCTACTTTGCCATCAGGAAGAATTACACTTATTTTTGGATTATCACTAATGTCAGGAAGTGTTGTATCAACAACACCATCCATTGTAATTTTTGTTGTTGTTGCAGCAACAACACGACCACCTCGTCTAGCCCCTGCCCTCACAGGATCATTGATTTCTATAATAGATCCAGGTCTTACTATTGCACCTGAGTCTATAGAAGTTGTAAATGAAATTACCTCCGATTCCCTTTGTTCAGCAAAAAGTATACTGCGTCCAAGACGAGCTGCTTGATTACGACTTGTACAACCAAATGCCTTGATATTTTTTATAGATACTCCAAACTTAGTTATAGCTGTGCTATCTTCTACAACCTCATAATCGACTTCTTGCGAGTCCATGTTGAAGTAACTAACTTTAACTACAGAATGTCTTTGTTTTAAACTACTGCCTGTATAAGAAAACCCTGCGGATGCAATATTAGAAAGATTAAATAGATAGCTTGCATCTGTTGGTTTGTCTTGAGTAATTGTTATTGCACCTGCTGTCCATATAGGCATACATTTCATCACACTAGATAAATCGTTTATCACATCAAAAGCTTCACTTTCTTTTTGAATATTTACATTACAACTAAATCTTGCTTCTGTTGTACCTGCACCTGTACCATCATCTACTAACTCATTTGCATATTTACTAGCAGCTACAAAACTGAATAAATCTAAAGCACTATCTGTAATATGAGAACCTAAACCATACCTCGTGTTTGTGAGTAAATCGAGTAACACCATCGCAGGGCAGTTGGTATAAACAGCAGCACCCATTACACCATTAAAAATATATCCACTTGGATAAACTATTCTGCCAGTTGTATTATCAACAGTAGGAGTACCAGAACTAGAAGCACCTGCTCCTGGTATCCTTACTTTTATTCCTCTAATCCTATACATTCTCTGAGGTATAGAACTAAATTTTTGAGAATCAAGTCTTAAATGTGTATATGCACTATTTAAATAAGGAGATTTATTATCAATAATTTCTGAAAAACTAGTAAATTGAAAACTATCACGAGTGTTACTATCTGCTGCGTCTGCTGTAACTCTGACAACTCTAATATCAATTGGAAAAGCACCATTAACAGTAACTCTTAAATCTCTTTGATATGCATCGGCAGATCTTCCACTAACTGAATCTGTAATGATGTCGCTGTAACCACCTGAGTTATATTGAATTTGTATTTTATAATTAACAGTAGTTCCTAAAATATCACCACCATCGGTAACAACTTGAAGTTGAGGCCAAGTTAATGTTACTTTTATTGCATCAACATTAGTATTAGATATAGTTCTTGTTACAGGAGAAGATTGAGTGACAGTTACCCCAACAGAAGTAGGGGATTCACTTGTCTCAATACCAGGCACAAAGGCTTGATTAGATGTTCCAAATCTTGGAACGAAAGTAACGTCTTGATGATTAAAATCTGTTGTATCAGGGCTTGATGAATTTGCTGTTGATTTTAAAACAGGAGTTTTATTTAAAAATACATCTTTTAATGCAGCATTATTGTATGCAGTAGATGTTTTATCAGTAATTCCTTCTTTTGATGCTGTTGCAAAGCCCTCAATTTCTCCTTCTGATATTAAATCTTGAATAGTGGCAAATTGCCTACTGTGTAATGTGTCGGGAGTTCTAGTCGGAGGAGGAGGAGGAGGAGGAGGGCCACCACCTGCACCACGAATAATTTTTTTCTTATCTTCTGTCATGCCTGTACCTGCTCAGTATCTATAGCTGCTGAGATCACGACAGATCCTGTAAAAATTTCTCCGTAAACAATTGGAACAGGAGTTCCAGCTCGTGATGTATTTTGAGTTCCAGAAAAATTAAAAGATATTCGTGGATCTCCTTCATTAGAAAAATCAGGTTGTTCTGGTTGAGGAAAAAGCATTCCACTCACACCACCTAAAACCATTACAGCACCAACAGCAGATAATGCAGTACCAATTGTTGTTCCAATCCCTGTCCCAGCAGCAGCTCCAAAAGCACTAGTAGTTCCAAACAATCCAGCACCTGGGAAAAGAAACGATGCTCCTATTAATGCTGCTCCTAAAAATATTTTTCCTAAATTACCACCAGCTCCACTAATAACAGGGACAATATTTATATCTGAACTACCCATAGGATAATGCAATTCGCTTTCATCAATCTCATTATTTTGCAAAACTATTTTGTAGTATCTTTGAGCCATGTGTGCTTCAACAGTTGGAAAATTGCATATTAAAAATCTCATTGTCTCAGCCACAGTAGAGACTTTTGCCTCTAATGATTTGTGACCTATAAACTCTGCGAGTTCTCCATGAAAAATAACATTACGCATCATATCGATATCTTCCTCCTGTGCATTTTAGTAACCATTCAGAGTAAGGCTCTCTACAACTTAACCTATCTGTTAAATGATGTAAAACATTATCTCCTAAATATATAGCAACATGATTTAATCCAGGAGACATAATACTCATAAATAATAAATCTCCAATTTCTAATTTTTCTATTGCTGATAACATTCTAAATCCTGTATCTTTTGCACAAGATTCAAACATAGGATTTTTTAAAAAATCTTCGGGAGTCGTAGGTCTATTCCAATCTCTAAGTTCTATATTCTTTTCTTTCTTATACCAATCTCTTACTAAACTCCAACAATCAGTCACACCCCATACCCATTGCCTACCTAATAATGGAGGTTTATATCCGCATGGTTCTAAATAATCCCATTTTTCTGTCTTTGGGTTCACAATATGCCAAGGTAAATTACTATCCTCACAACTAATTCTATCTGCTTGACTAGGTGTAGGTGGAGTAATTGGATGGCTATGAATTACTGCCGTTATATCACCAATAGAATCTGCTTTTACATAATCTTCTGGATCAAGAATAAAACATTGATGTGATGTCATTGATAAATTCCTACATGGAAAATATCTTTCTTTACCTTTTATGTTTAACAAAAGACCAACAGATTCTTTTGGGTCTTCTTCTTTAGCATGAGTAAGTGCAGCTTCTTTCCAAATCATCTAAACGTACCAATTGAAGGAAATTCAGATCTTGTACATTGACGTTTAGGAACTCGAATTCCAGCAAGATCAAAAACTGCTGCAAGTTCCCAACTAACAACATCTCGTGTCTCTGTTGATTTTCTATCTATATAATAAATCTCCTGTGGAAACTCTGCTGTATTATCTGCTGTTGCATTTGTTCCATTTGCAAAATTTGCAGCATCAAGAAATTTAGCTAATGTTCTTATTCTTGTAACAGTAGCTCCTGTTAAATCATTTCCAGGGGTTGTCTCGTTAACAGTTAAAAGTAAAGCAGATATACTTGGTGCTGATGACAAATTAGATATTGATAAAGTAGGTCTTGGTAACTGACCACGTTGAAAAGCAAAACCTTCTGCCTTTACAGGAAAACGCAAATAACTATTCCCTGCCCAAACTATTTCTCCGTTTGCATTTAAATTAGATCCATTATGAAATCTATAAATAGTATTTGTGCCATGAATAGCAGTAGATAACTGCAATGAAAACAATTCAATAATTGCAGATGGGTTTATAGATTGTAAATCGCTAAAAACTGCTGCTGTTGCCATTTAACTAGGTTCAAAAACTTGTCTAAAAGTTGCATTTATTGTTGCTCGATTAGGGTATGGAATTCGTTTAGTCCAATTATCACAAACATATTTACCAATCACATCATTAGGAGGAGTAAAATCAAAACTTGCACTATCTAAAGCACGAGCATCAAGAAATGTCTCTATAGTATCGCTTTGTGTCTCTGTAATATTTTCAAAAGTAAGACTATAAACTTTAGGATTTTGGTGTGCAGCTAATCCAAAAATCAAACGATGTTCAAAACCATCTGCATAGCGTATAACACGTTTTATCGGCTTTGAAGTTTTAGTAACTCCAAAGTCAGGTTCTAGATTTACTGTAGTATTAAAATTTGCCATTTATTAAGCTAATAAACCTCCAGGTCTTTTTGCTTTTACAAGTTCTGCCTGTACAGCAGCTCCTAACATTTTACCGAGTTGTGATGCTTGTGCATTATCGCCCTCAACAGAAGAACCTGATGCATCTACATTTACCACAACATTACCAACTCCACCAGAAGATTCAACTCCTAATCTGCCACCTCTACCTCTCTTCAATGGCATAATTGCTTCTGGTCCAGCTTCTCCCATAAGTCCCATTCCTCGTGCCATTGGGAAAATGGTTGGCTTATCAACAACTCCCCCTCTATAGAACGGCTGTACATTATTTCTTGCAAATACATTACCTTTAGCATTTACTGAGCCGAATACACTAGATGGATTGCTAGGAACTCCTGTTCCATATGTGCCATCTGTTGCCCCAGCACTTACAACACCACCTTTTGCAAAGCCTAAGAAACTTTCTAAGCCTGGGAATAATCCAAATAGTGCTTTGAAGAATAATGCTTTAATTATCATTCTTTGTAAGTCTTGTAATATCGATCTTGCTAAATCACCAAAACTAGCTTTACCTGATACCGCAAGTTCCGCAAATCCATCTGCGAGTTTATTTATAGATGTAACTGCTAGCTCCTCAAGATTATCTTGTAAATTTAAAGATGCATCTGCTACCTTCTTAAATTCTTCTTTAAAGTTATAGGTGTCATTTCTAGCTTCTTTTAGTTTTGCTTTTATATCATCAAGTGTTAAACCAAACTCATTTGCTTTGCCTCCAATAGCTTCAAATGCTAATAATGAATCTTGTTCTATTAATAAGTTATCAGCCTGTATTTGATTTATTAATCCAAGTTCCAACTTAAATTTCTGTGCTGCTTTTGCTTTTGCTTCTGGACTAGAGAATGTTTCAAAGTTTCCACGAGTATTATCAGTAATGATCTCTTGATTCATTGCCTTATTAAATTCTTTGTTATAGAAACTTAAGGCATCTGCTTCAACTTGTTTATTTTCATCAGATTGGAACATCCCACCAATAAATGGTAAATTTTGTAATGGATTTTCAGTAGCTTCATTAGCAGCACCAAACTTTTCTCTTGTTTTCTTTTTAGCTGTAATTCTTGCATTACTTTCATTATTAATACGATTTATCATTCGTAATAATCTAGTAATCTGCCTTAAGAATCCTGTAATTAAATCGTTAAATTCTCCACCTAAATCTTGGAATATAATACCAATCTCATATTGCATATCTTTAAATGCGTTTGTCATTCGTTGACCTGATTCCTCAGTAGATGAGGCCATCTCTAATGCAGCTTTTCTATGATCTTCAGATAGTTTCTCTGAGAAAGTAATAATTTTATCTAAACCAACTACACCATCTCTCAAGTCTTTCTGCAATTGAATCATTGATATCTTATTTGCTTTTGCAAATTTAACCACAGCTCCAGGCAATCTTTCACCCAGTTGTCCTTGTAATTCTTCTGCTGATACCTTACCTTTACCAAAAATCTGAGACATCGCTCGGATCGCACTAGAAAGATCTTCCGAATCTCCACCTGTAGCTTTTACAGCTTCCGAGATACCTCTAAATACAACTTCTGCATCTTTTAAAGTACCGCCAGAGCCAAGAACAGATGCTGACAACTGTGTAAATTGTCTTGTAGCTTCTAATATTGGTACGTTTAATTCATCAGATACACTTCTAATAATTGTTAATGCTTGATTATATTTTCTTGAGTCTTTTGTAACCCCTTGAAGTGCAACTCTTAATCTTCCAACCTGTGCAGAATATTGAGTCGCACCTTTTACAAATTGAGCAAAGTCAATAGCTGCTCCAATAGCTGCTCCTTTTATCGCACCTTTTTTACCTCCTACATTCGCACCTATCAATGCACCTTGTGATGTAAATCCTGGTAATGCTTGAGCAGCAATAGTACTTGCAAAGCCCATTGCTATTTGTCTGCTAACTCCTGTTCCTTTTTTTGCTGTAGCATTGAATGCTTGTAGTTTTTTTCTATTAGCTTCAATTGCATTTCCTAATGTTTTAAAACCTCTACCATTTATTCTTACTTCTTCTCTTAATTTTCTTAAAACTTTTTCTTTCTGCCTAAATTGACTTATAGTCTTAGGTGTGAATTTTGTTACTTCTCTTATACTTTGAGCTAATGATTTAAAAGTACCTTTTGATTTTTTTGTAGATTTATCTAATTTTGTAATCTCTCTCGATAGACTTTTAAAATCTTTTAAGCCTTCAAGATCAATCTTTAGTTTTATTAGTTCTATCTTTTTAGCCACTATTTCTTCTCCTTATTCACTTCTTTAAGAGCTACAGATTCCATAAGTTGTAAGCCCTCTAACATTTCTTGGCGGTTTTCTACATTGTAAAGGTCAAATAGACCTCCAGCAAGCAATAATACCTCGTACTTTAATCCTACTACACCTCCAAAGGACATATCCCATTGTGTTTGTATTCTTAAAAACATCATAACAATTTCCCAATTATCGTCCATCACTTCGTAATCATCATCTATCTCTGGCTGCTCCTCAATTTTTATCCCAAAAGCTTTTGCGTCTTCTTGGGTACTGTCTATTGTTTGTCTGCCACCCGAAGCCCAGTATATGGCAGCATCAATTAGTTTTTTGCTTGTGAATTACCATAAAATCCTTTGAATGCTTCTAAAACACCTTTCACAAAATCAACATCTTCAGCAAATTCTTTCAACACACTTTTACTAAATGGAATTGGAGTTCCATCCTCTTCATTAACATCTTCCCAACCAACTAATATTTTTACAAGAGCAGAAAATTCATCTTCTTCTTCAAACTTATCAAGTTCTGTTCTTGTAAGTCTTACAAACTTTCCCTTAAATTCAAACTTTTCAAATTCGCCTGGTATATCCTCAGAAGGACGTTTTACTTCCACAGGCCAAGGATAAACCTTGGTCTTCTTACGAACAAATGCCATAAAGACTAAATAATATATATACTTCTATACTTTAGCTAGGAAGTCAAGTGTATAAAAAAGTTAGCTCGTCATTAGCTGAACTTGGAACTAATGTATATGGAATTTCTAACATATTTACTCCATCCATCTCTCCATAATTAATATCGCCAATATCTACTTTGGTGCTTGAGAACTTACAGATATTACCAGCAGTTGTTCCATGCGTGACTTGGATATTACCAAGAGTAGTGTCTGTTAAAGCAGCAGCAAAGTAATCTTTCTGTGCAATTGTTGGTGCTTCTATAGTTACTGATCCACTTGCTGCTCTATCAGTTAAAAGTACTTCTTTTGTTCCTCCAACGAGTTCTCTATACACAAGAGAGTTACCCATATCAAAACTTAAATTTTGTAATGCACCTGCATAACTTAAAAGCTGAAAACTAGTTGTGTTTCCATTCTTAAAGATTAGCGGAGTAGCTTGATTACCATAAGTAACAGAAGGTAAAGCAGTATCAGTAGGGGCATTATAGATTCCAGTAAATGTGAAATCAAGAGTCGGGATCGAACCTACCTCTGTTGATAATGCGAAATTTCCTCGACAACCAGTAACGATATGCCTTACACCATCTATGTTGTAGTGAATGGTTACAGAGGAAAAACTAGCTGAGATTGGTTCGTAAGTAACGCTAGTTCCGCTACTAACAGTTTCAGATAAACCACAAGCTTTTAATGCACTTCCATATCTTGGAGCTGTACCAGCAGAGCCACTTCCGCAAAATTCTACGCTGAATGTACATTCAACTCTTGTGTTTGCTAATAACTGTTGTGATGCACCAAGAAATGGTCTTACAACATCTCTATTAACAACATCACTTGATTGTGGTGTGATGCTTAAATCAGTTACTAAAACTACGTCTGTAGCTGCTGGAGTAGGGTCAGTTCCGTATGAGCTTTCAGCTTCAATTAGAATTACTCTCTTCCTTGTCAGTTGTGCCATCTGTAATTACCTCTTTAGGGGGTTCAGCTTGTGAAGTTTGTTGAACTAGCTTACGCTTGCCAGTTTTAGGGTTCAGAATGTAAGTTCCACCCTCATTTGGGATTTCATTACTCATATTAAACAATCAAGGTTGTTAGGGTCTAACCTTATTATAAATCATGTACTTAAACTGTTATATGAAGTTCTGTAATCAATTTCAAACTCACAGGTTATAAGACCTGCTGGTTGATCTGCATCTAAAACTTCAAATGTCTGAGTCGCTGGTCTTATGTCTTTTGCAAGACCGCCAACAGTCGGATCATTAAGTACTTTTGTAAATAAACTTTCTACAGTCGGATCAGCAACATTATCAGGAATAGTTCCTCTTACAATTACAACAACCCTTATACGCAAAGTCCAATCTATTTTTAAATAACTTGAACTATTGATAGATGGCTCATCAGTAACAGGTTCTATAACAATTGCAGGGGATTCTCCATTTGTTATCGGTTCTATTCTTGATCTATAAATCCGAGTTGATACTCCAGTAGTACCTGCCAATGTAGTTTTTAACGCAGCTATGATTTGTTCTCTTTTACTTGCCATAATTATGTTTTAGTTAAGCTTACTAAACAAAAACTACCATCATCTATTTTCCTTGCACTTCTTACTTTATAACCATCTCCATTTACTGTTAATGTGTTATCAAAAACTAAACCACCTAAATCAGAAGTTTTAGCAGTTAACTCATAATCAGTTGTCATTACTAATCCATCAGCAACTATCTCATCAGGCTGTTCTAATATTCCTTTATATACAACACCACTATAGACAACAGTATCTCCGAAGTCTGCCAAAAATATATCTAGATCTTCAGTAAATGCCATAAGAAAAAAAAAGCCCTCGTTAGAGGGCTAACTATTTAGCCGTACTTTTTAAGACCAATTAAATTGATACTAAAAGTAAATGTTGGGGATGATCCACCGATTGTTTGCACAATCCTAATAAAAC